GGGTACATTCTTGTGGAGTCTACGGTGTGCATTGTTCTCAGTAAAAATTTCCTCTAAACCCCTCACACCCTGCACTATGTTGATCATTAGGGCGTTTTGGATAGTGCAGGGTCAAAAGCCCGATCATTACCTCATTCTCCCGCAACGTCGGTGAAATGCCCCGGTAGACGTCCAATAGAGTTAAAATAGAAGAGACATTCCGACCTGGAGTCACGCATGAACTGTCCACAGTGCGGCGCGAAGAGAATCCCGACCAAGCAGACGGTCCCGGCAGACAAGCGCACAGATGGCAGGGTCGCCCGCATGAGGACGTGCCGGGGCTGCAACGCTCACCTGCACACCATGGAGCTCCCCGCGCACGAGCTTCGAGCACTCGAGCAAGGCTTGGCGAACATCGACCCCTCCACCGGCGCAGGGACTCCCCTGCCAATGCTGCCGTCAGGGAAGCTCCTCGACATCGAAGGCGAGCTTGAGGGCTTGCTCCAGCCAAGCATCGACGCACTGGCCGAAGTGCTGACCAGTGACGACGACTTGCCAAAAGAGAAGGTGGCAACCGCACGATGGCTGGTCGCAGACAGGAGGGAGTACCGCAAAGCCCTTGCTGAGTGCGAAGGGGCCGCTGAGTCAGAAGACCCCGCAATCGCAGAACTGGCTAAGGTTCTCCACCTGGTCAAGCTCGAGGGCACCGGGACCGACGGGTGACATTCATCCCCGGCAAAGTCCCTGTCAGTATGCAGGCGCAGGTACGGCAGCTGATCGCACCGGTGGACACCTTCTCTCGCATCCACAAGGTGCAGGACAAAGCCAGCAAGCGCCCTGTCCCCTTCGTGCCCTCTCCGATGCAGGCCAAAATCTTCGCGGCAGTCGAGGCAGGACACAGCCGCATTGCAGTCATCAAGGCAAGGCAGGTGTACGCCACAACGGGCTGCAAGATGGTCCTGCATCACATGGCCTACACCACTCCGTATGCGGCCATGCACGCTGTAGTCTCCATGCGGGAAGACTCGGCCAGCATGTTGCTCGACGACAATCGCAGATGGCTCGACGACGTGCCCGCACTGCTCCAGCGACCTATCCGCACCAAAGCACGGTCTCGAGTCGTGTACGACGACACCGGGGCTTCCCTTCGGGCGTTCACCAGTAGGTCGGCAACAGGTCTGCGCTCCTTTACACCTGCTGCCGTGCTCATCTCCGAAGCGGCATACGCGCCCGACCTCGAGGAAGTCATCGCTCAGGCTGACGCTGCGGTAGGCGATGGCCTGCTCATCATTGAGTCCACGGCGAACAACCCGGCTGACTTCTTTTCTCAGCTGGTTCGAGGGGCACCTGAGAATGGCTGGCACCTCATCGAGTTCTACTGGCATCAGCACCCGGCCTACACAGATGACCCCTCCGTCATCCCTGACGACTTCAAGCAAAGCCTGACGGACTACGAGAAGGCCCTCCGCGACAAGCACGGCCTGACCCTGGGGCAGATGCACTGGCGTCGAGCGACAGAGAAGCGATTGGGCTCCACCCACAAGATGCGCAGGGAGTACCCCTCCGAGCTCGAAGAGTGCTTCCTCGACAGGGAGGGCGGCTACTTCGAGGACGACTTGCTGGGCAACATTCACGTGGTCGAGCACCAGCTCCACGGCAACCAGAAGGGACGGGAGATTGAGGCCCCTCACCACCACGACAGGTACGTGATGGGCGTGGACATCGGGGGAGGTGTCGGGGGCGACTACTCAGCCCTGTGCGTCGTCAGCGTCAGCACTCGCCAGGTGGTCTACACCGAGCGGAACAACCGCATCACCCCTGCCTCATGGGCGCACAGGTCCATCCAAGTCGCCACCCGCTACAACAGCGCAATGGTGCTGGCTGAGAGCAACAACCATGGGCACGCCTTCTTGCTGGAAATGAACACGTGTGGCTACCGGCAGCTTTGGCTCAACCCGAAGAACGGAAGGCCGTGGGTCACGTCCTTGCAGTCAAAGCTGGACGCATTCGATACACTGCGGGAGTCCCTGCAGATCATCCAGATACTCGACAGGCCCACATGGCTCGAACTGCGCTCCCTCACCATCATGCCCGGCAAGGTGGCACCAGAGGCCCCGAAAGGTTCCCACGACGACTCCGCGATTGCATGTGCCCTCGCCTACCGATGCTTGCGGGACATCCCCCCAAGCTGGCGTACACAGGCCCAACACAGCGGGCGCAGTCGCATTGACGACCTCATCTCACATGCGCGTGCCCGTCGCATTCGCTCTGCCAATCTGCCCTTCTAAGGACTCCCGATGCTCAAGCCCTCAGACATTCGAGACATGCTCGACAGACACGACATGTACTTTCAGCACAGGCGCGGACGCTTGCGGGAGATGCGCCGCCTGTACCTCACCCGGTTCTGGGAGGATGACACTGGCCGCGCGGGTGACGAAGTGCTCCGCACTGAGGTTCCCAAGGCCTACGCCGTCGTCGAATCCTACCTTGGCTCGTTGTACGCAAAGAACCCTTCCGTCCGTGTCGAGCCTGACATTCGTGACAGAGGCACCCCCGAAGTCGCTCAGGCAACCGCGAACCAGTACCTCTTGACCATCCGTGAGCAGATTGAGGACGCAACGCGCCTGGCTCTCATCTACCCTTGCAGCTTCGTGAAGCTCTGCCCGGAAGAGAACGTCGACCCGCTCAAGCGAATCTCGTGTTCTGCCCTGCCTCCATGGGAGGTCATCGTTGACGCCACAGCAGCTTCGTGGGACCAGCAACGCCACGTCGGCCACGTCTACCTCATGCCCCTCGCAGAAGCCGCAGTGCGGTACGCCAAGCCCGAAGAGGACTTCCGCAGCCGCGAGTACACCAAGTGGATTGAAGGCGAAGGCGTGGGCGGTGCAAGGCAGACCCTTGACCTCACGTCCACCTCAGACAGTGACCGGTGGGTCCGCATCGTGGAGATGTATGACCTTCTCGCAGACAAGCTGTTGGTCTGGAGCCCTGACTACGCGGAGGGCGATGACTTCCTCTTCACCGGCGTCACAGTGCAGGTCGGAGCCCTTGAGCCTGACGAGGAAGACCCCGAAGTCGACATCGTGCATGAGACGACAGGCATCCCATACAAGTCCGCCTCGAACCAGCCTGTCATCCCCATCATCCCGCTCTACTTCTCGCGCGACCCCGATGCCCCTCTGCGTGGCTACAGCCTCATCGGGCGGTCCATCGACCAGTTTCGGGAGCTCAACCTGCTCCGCACGTACCAAGCGCAAGGCGTTCGCCGCATGGCCCGCCAGTGGCTTGTCCGTGCTGGCTTCCTCAGCCCCGATGCGGCGGCCAAGGTGACAGCAGGTCTCGACGGGGAGTTCATCGAATGCGATGTCCTTCCGGGTATGCCCCTGGAAGGGAACATGACTCCAGTGCCGAATGCCCCCATCCCCGGAGACATTGCCGCATACGCCCTCACAGTCCAGTCCGACATCAACGACGCAGGGCTCTTGGCTCCGTTCACGCGAGGCGAGGTAACGAAGAGCACGGCGACTGAGCAGAACCTCCTGAGCGCGTTCACCAGTAGCGAAGTCGGTCGCATGGCGCGCATCCGAGACAGCGTCATCACCAACATCGCGAACACGTACAACGTGATGCTCTCCGTGGTCCTCGGAGACGACGCCGAACCCCTCGCACTGCCCAACCCTGTCGGTCCCACGATCCTGTCTGCCGACGACCTCACAGGCGACTTCAGCTACTGGGCAGTGGATGCGGGCACGACCCCGATGTCGGACCTCTTCAAGCAACAGTCCTTGGAGCGCCTTGCCCCAGTGCTCGTGCAGCTTGGCGCTGACCCCACGCTCATCCTCGAAGAGATGGTCCGCGTCTTCCAGCTGCCTGAGAACCTTGCAATCCCCGCCCCTCTTCCTGAGCCAGTCCCGGCACAGGGTGAGATGGTCCCCGATGGGGCAGTAGCCCCGCTTCCCGAAGGAACATTCTAATGCCCATCTCCTACGGACCCTCCGTCCCTGTCGATGACATCCCCGCCGACTTGCTCGCAGCCACCGAGGCTACAGACGAAATGTTGGGTGATGAGCTTGCCGCTCTTATTCCTCCCTTTGAGTCGCCCATCGGACCCAAGGTGATGAACGCACTCGCCAAGGCAGTCGCCGATGCCGCGAAGGTGATGGGCATGGACATCGTGCCCGAGAAGTACACGGCACCGACCACCGAGTTCGAGCCGGACCTCGTGCGCTTTCTGACGATGCTTGGCGCAGCCTCCACGGACTACGGCAAGCCCATCCCGAGCCCTGACACCCTTGTCGACGAGGCAGGCATCACAGCCCTCACAGCGGCCATCATTGAGCTTGCTGCCGACGACGGCTTCAACGAGTTCCTTGACATGCCCTCAGACGAAGCACCTGATGAAACCTTCGTGGAAGAGACAGTCACCGAAGCCCCGGCGCCCGGCGGTTCCGAGGACTTTGACTTCGCGAGCCGCATGAACTGAGTTTACTCAGTAAAAGAGGAAGCTCATGGCGTTCACCTCCCTACGCAATCGCTTTATGAAGGCATTCGGCTTTGGCCGGAAGCCTCGCACCGTCATTCCCAAGAGTCGCAAGGCCCAGTACGTCGCGCGGTTCGGCGGGAATCCAATGCAGGAGCTTCAACAGGCGATTGACCTCAAGAACCCTGTGAGCTTTTTCTACAACGACAAGTGGCAACCCGAAGGCGTGACAGGGAAGTACGGCACTCGTGTCGGCAACCCTCACGCAGTTTGGCGAGGCAAGAACGGGACGGTGTACCTCCACCTGTACGTCGACCCACAGTCCGCCTCCGCGACGGGAGACCTCCCTGGCTGGCGAACCTTCATTATTTCACGCATCCAGAACGTGTCAGTCCTTGAGCTCGGAACGAAGTTCTTTGGCCGACCCATCCAGTTTGTCGACGCCCCCGGCTGGAACCCCGCGTGGTACTCGCGCGTGGGCACTCCAATCAAACTCATCAAGTAAGGGAGACTACATGTCCACCCCAGAAGCACCGACCCTGTCCGCCCCCAGCAACAGCCCACCCATCGCATCCGGTGCCGAGGCAATCCTCGCTACCGCAGTGGCGTTGGAGGCTGGAGAAGCTGCCCCCGAACCCACTACCGGTAGTGCCGAACCCGAAGCACCGGCACAAGATGCAGTGCCCGAGAAGCGGACCCGCTCCCTGTCGTGGAACGACGCCATCAAGCAAGTCCCGCCCGACATCGCGAACCTGATGAAGAACATGCAGGGCGACTACACCCGGAAGACGCAGGAGCTTGCCGCGCAAAAGAAGGACTTCCTCCGTGAGCGCGAGGCCTTGATGAAGGGGGCCGAAACCCTGACTGAGCGTGAGCTCCCCGAGTACGACCCGTTTAACGAAGAGTCCTTTTTGGCGCGCGTTGAGAACGAGGTCGCGCGTAGGCTCAAGGAAGTCCTTGAACCGATGCAGCACGAGTACAAAACCATGGCTGCGGAGGACAACTACAGGTCATTCCTGACAGAACATCCTGAGTTCGAGACGGACACCAACCTGCGATCTGAGGTGCAGCACCTTCTCGAAGCCAACGGCTCGCTCGACCTTGAGACGGCGTATTGGGCAGCGAAGGGCAAGCAGAAGCAAGTCGAGGCTGAGGCCCAACGGACTGAGCGCGCCGCAAAGCGCAAAGCCCAACGGGAAGCGGCGATGACCGGGACCGGCAAGTCGCGCAAGGTGTCTACCGGGGCTGTCCCCGACCGCCAAAAGCTCAAAGCAATGGGCGCTGCCGACATCCTTGCCCTCGCTCAGGCCATGCACAGAAATCAATAGCCGTCAAGACCCTTGGCGTGGTAGAGTGCGCATATAACGTGGTCCACCCCTCCAGTGGAGACTGCGGTTTAGGCACCCGAACCACTCGGACACGCCCCAGAACCCAGAATCCAGTCCCCATTGGAGGCCCATCGTGGCTATCACTTCGTCGATTCTCTCGACCACGCTCCAGTTGCTCCGCGACCAGCTGGTCGACAACAGCTTCTTGGCTCACCCCCTCATCCGTGCCATCGAAGAGCATGGCAACCTCGTCAAGGTGTCCGGCGGCGCTCGTGTAGACCAGCCTGTCATCTTCGGTGAGAGCAGCACAATCAGTGAACTGGCCACCGGCTGGGAACCTGTGAGCATGGCTGTCACGGACCCCTTCACCACGGCTTCCTTCGAGTACGCCAACTTCACTGCCCCCGTCGTGCTGAATGCCGTCGAGAAGGCTGCGAACAAGGGCGACCTGGCAGTGGTGAACATCCTTCAGGCCAAAGTCAAAAACGTGATGCTCTCGCTCAAGCGGGCATCGTGCCGTCAGATGATCGTGGGCGACTCGAGCTCCATCACTGGGCTTCAGACCCTCAACGGCAACGGCACCGCAACGAGCGCGCCGAACGCTACCGGCTGGCTTGAAGGCGTTGCGGGCACCGCTCAGGTGAACTCCGTCGGCGGTCTCAGCAAGCTCACCTACCGCAGCAAGAACTGGTTCAACCAGTTTGTCTCTGCCGGTGGTTCCTTGGCTCTCAGCCACTTGGATGAGCTGTTCATTCAGTCGCAGATTTTCAACCCGTCCGGCGGAACCCCCGACATCCTGTTGATGAGCCCCAAGTGCTATGCCGCTTTCCTCGCTCTGATGGACAGCCGCATCCAGTACATCAACGTCGCCAGCCGTGATGGCCTCAACAGCCAGATGGTCGCGACCTACCGTGGCGCTCAAGTGTACGTGGACCCCAACTTGGGCTTCACTGCAAACGCAGCATCCGGCATGGGCGCAGTGCCCGTCAGTGCGTACCTTCTGGATAGCTCGACCTTCCAGCTGTACGTCGACACCGACGGATTCTTCAACATGAGCGATATGCTTCCGGTGCCCGGTACGGCCACCGAGGCGGCCATGATTTTCTGCCGGATGCAGCTGACCACCGGTCATCTCGCAAGCCACTCCATCCTCACCAACGCGGAGGCTTGAGCCTATGTCTGACTCCACCCTCATTCAGTTCCTTGAACCCGGCCAGTCGGCTGAGGTGATGAACCGTCGGCAGACTGAGACTTTCCTCGCGGAAGGTGCCATCTCTGCTGGTGATGTCGTAGCTCTCGACACCTCGAAGTCCGGTGCAGACCGTGTGCTTTTCGTGACCGAGGCTGGCGCAGTTGCCACCGGCAACCCCCTCGCAATCGGTGTCGCCACCGAGACCGTGTCGGGTTCCGCTGCTGACCCTGCCAAGGTCAAGGTCGTCGTCTCCGGCTACGCCGCCAACGTGGATGCCACTGCGGGCACCATCCTCATCGGTGCTGCCCTCACTGTGCGCGCTGCGGGTGAAGTCGACACGGTGGCCGCCACCGATACGGCTGGCATCTTCGCGGTCGCTCTTGAGGCCAAGGGTGCCACGGTCGCAAACCGCGTCGCGATTCACATCTTCAAGCGTTTCTGAGTCTGGGGCTTCCCGGCCCCTCTACCCCGCTCTCGGTTCCCCCAACCGGGGGCGGGGTTTCGCCCATAGGAGACCTGCATGAACCTCGGTCAACTCATCGACTTCGTGGGCAACCTGCTCGACTACGACCCGACGAACGCCACCTACCGTGGCCAGCTTGTGAGTCTGCTCAACGACTCGCAGACCAACGTACTGACCGACCGACCGTGGCCCTTCGCCATGAAGGACCGGAAGCTCAAGGTGTGGACCGACACGACGTTCACCTTCACGTTCACGACAAACAGCGACGCCATCACAGCCCTTGCCATCCCGGTGTCCCCCGACCAGGTGAAGCCCGGCAGTGAGTTCGCCCTCGCAAGCCTGACTGTGACCGACTCCAATGGGCGGACCTTCGGGCACCGCATCATGTGGGTCAAGAGCGCCACCACGGCGTACCTCGACCGACCCTTCAAGGGCATCACAGGCTCCTACGAAGTGACCATCCGACGCAGGGACATCAGGCTCCCCTCGGATTGCTTGCAGGTGCAGGACGTCAGTGACCCGCATGTCGGGATTCCTCAGAAGGCACTCTTTCTCAGCAAGTGGGAACGGGAAGAGGCGAACCTTGACCCGTCCCTCCTGGGAGTCATTGAGGCATACCTGCCTTCCGATGCTGTGGTCATCCCAGCGCCGTCCAGCGTGCGAGGAGTCACCGTAGAAGCTGCGCCACCGGGGCAGGGCAACAGGACCATCAACGTCTACATGGTCAATGTGCAGGCTCCCTTCGCGACGAACTGGCCCATCTACCGCCGGGACGTGTCTGACGGCTTTGAGTCCGCATTCTCGAAGGTCGCCACGTTCGTCCTGAATGACTCGCAGACCCTCTACTTCAAGCCCGAGCCCCTCGACCCGCAGACGGGCCTGTACCGCCGGTACTACTTCACCTGCCCAGAAGCCTCCATTGTGGCCCCTGTGCGCGTCGCACACACCGAGCCCTTGGAGCCGACAGGCGTTTCCACTGGCGTCGACACAGTAGCGCCTGACAACCCCGCATTCGGTGGTGTGGTGCTCCAGCCACGGCTTGAACTGTTCTACCTGAGCAGTCAGGGCTTCCAGTCGATGAGTGTCCGTTACCGGTGGAACCAGTCTGCCGCGTACCAGTCGGTGCAGCTGTATCCGCACCCAAGCGAAGACCAGAACGTCAACGTGAGGATGCTCATCAACCCGCCTCGACTGCAAGAGGACCAAGACGCCCCTTTGGTGCCTCACGCGCACGCTCAAGTGATTGCGTATGCCGCTCTGGAGTCCCTGACGCTCAAGGTGGACAACCCTGCCCTGTCTGCCGTCTACATGCGAAAGAAGGACACCAAGATGAAGGCGATGGAGCAGGCATTTCTCAAGATGGTCCCCCGGAGAATCATCAAGGGCACCCCGTCTGCCGGGCATCGGTTCATGCGCAATCCCTTTGGGCCTTTGTCCTTCTCTTGAGGTGACTGATGAAGGGCAACACCTTCCAAGCGCAACTTGCAGGCGGGTTTGAGACCAGCCTTCCGCAGAACCCGATGAACGCGGGCAAAGCGGACAACCTGACCATCGACAAAGCTACGGGCGGGTGGAGCACTCGCGTTGGCTACGAGCCTTGGACGGTGAGCCCTACATCATGGGCTCCCTTCGCCACTGCCGGCCCTATCTACAGCCTCCACTGTGCCCAAGACCTCGCAGGTGGAGCTCGACAACACCTGTACTACGAAGCGGACGGCAACCTGTACCTAGTCTTCGAGGCAGGCGGGCAAGACGTGGTGGGTCTTCTGGCGAGCAACCGCCATGTTCCGACCCCTACGGACGCAGCAAGCTGGTTCACTACCACGCACTACGGCACAATCATCACAAACGGTGTAGACCGGCCCCTCATCGTCCGCCCATGGCCCATTGCAGCCTTCCCGAACACGGCAGCGGGGCTTCTACAGGCTGTCCGCCCCTTCGGCTTTGATGCCTCCCCTGTTCCGCCTGAGCCTCACACCGTGAAGCCCATGCCGCCGGTCATCGGTCCTACAGTGGCGTCCGGCAACGGCGCAGCCACCTTGTGGTGCCCCTCGAACGGTGGCGCAGTCCCCGACGGAGGCCGATGGGGTCTTGGGTTCCCCGGAAACGTGAGTGGAGGCGACGGAGACAAGCAAGCCATCTTCGGGTGGGCTGTCAGCTTCGTGAGTGACACCGGCAGCGAGGGTCCGACCAGCGTACTCGGAACCACCTCGTGGGCACTTGAGGCAGGGGCCAACGGCTTCCGTCACGCCTGCCCTGTCACCATCCCGACCGGACCAAAGGGGACCGTGGCTCGCAAGATTTACCGCACCACAAACTACTCCGACGACTACGTGGCTCCGGGCGACACCACGCTCTACTTCATCGACGTGGTGCGGAACAACGCGGAAGACCTGTACTTTGACGCAGTGCGGACCTCCAACCTTGGTCAGCCTGCCCCGGAGATCCCCACCGGTCCTCTTCCTGCCCCGCGTGCGCGCTTCTCAGCCCTGTTCAACGGGTGCTTGTTCCTTGACGGCGGGGTCGCAGACGCCACGACCCTGTTCTACTCGACAGTCGGACTCATCGAACAGTTTGCTGCCGATGCCTTCATTGAACTGAGTGCCGAGAACGGAGGCATCACAGCCCTGTTCGGCAACTACAACACGCTTCTCGTCTTCCGTGAGCGCGGCATCGACGTGGTGCAGGGCAACTACACCGACGGGTTCACGGCAACCGCCCTGACCTCCAACGTGACCTGCAAAGCTCCGCACTCGATTCAGTCCGTGCCGGGCCTTGGGGTCGTGTTCCTCGCCGAAGACGGAGTGTATGCCATCGTGGGCGGCCTTACAGGGGGTTCCGTCAACGAGGTCATCAACCTTACGGTGCCGCAAGACCAACTCATCGACGTGATCACCCCTGACTGTCATGCAAAGGCGGTCGCAGCCTTCTCAGCGCAGCATCGGGAGTACCACCTGTACCTGCCGACCGGGGGCAACGACCGCCCAGACAAGGG